GGGGCGTGGTATTATTGATGCCGCCACGCACGGCCTTTGTTTTTGGTTTAGGCGATGCCTGCGTATTGCTGGTATTCTGCCGAGAAAGTTTTCCAGCCCGTAGCGGATTGATCCACCTTGGCGCTGTTCATATACACGCCGCCCGCCGCCATAGGCGCAATGCCGTTTGCGGTTGCGCCCGTGACGCCGAGCGTATTCGTGAGGGTAACAGCGGCGTAGAAAGTAGCGTCAATAATGCCAGTTGCAGAACTGATTTCGCCCGTGATGCTGATTTTGTTGCAAATCGCGCCTCGCGCTTCGTTGATGCGCTCGCCGTCCTTGTTGGTGAGCGGGTCAACGAACTCAGGTTCAAAGCTGAGTCCAAGAGATTTGATGAGTATGCCCGTCTCGTCAGATGGGATTCCGTGCGTTGGGCCTGCTGTTCCGATGATAGTCATTGTGTAAAAAAGTAAAAGTAAGAGTTTCATGCGGATTGGTTGGAATTGGTTTCTGTGTTGCTTATTGCAACTTAGCGGCAACAAGTCAAGACGTAACTACGCGGAAAGTTCGTGACCATTCGCGCACTTGCGATCCCGGCCCCTGCCTGCTTCCGCCGTCTGCGGCCTTGATTTGAAAATAGCCATTTGTCGCTCCGTAAAGCGTGTTGAAAAGCGTAGTCGTAGCGGCGGGAACTGAGCCTGCAAAAGCCGCGTCTATCGCCGTGCTCCATAGCTGCAATTTTGCCATATCGGTAATACTGGCAAGGCGCATTTCAACGGTTAAATCCGCGCCCCATCGTGAAGGCGTCTGCCCTTCGTCGCGGTTGCCAAGTTCAACCTCACGCGGGTCGCAACTGACAATAATGCGATCCTTGTCCGCACCATCGTCAACGTCGCGGTGCAATGCGGCTGGCAAATCCGTCTGCGCGGCGAGAATGGTGATAACCATGCGCTCAATATCGTATTCAGCGAAGTTGCTCATAAGCCTGCGCGCTTGCCAAGTTTCATGTAAATCATGCCGTCGTGAATGTTGGTATCCATTACGTCATACGTGCCGTTTGCGCCGTCTGATGCCGCTAGGACTGCGGTATCGTTTTTAGTCGGCACGGTTGACCACGAAGATAGCTTGCTGCTGATTTGCGGCCCGTCTGGGTCGGTTAGCGCGCCGTCAAATATCTGTTGGTCAATCGGGTTGTCGCCAACAAGGATGCTGGTAACGGTGATTGCGCCGATGGTCAGCGTTGGCGATGAACCGCGTGCGGCGTTAATGGCCGTCACCAGCGAATCAAATGCGTCGGTGATTTGGCTCATTTGTAAAATTAACTAATTGTGACGTTGTTTTGTGAAACTACGTTCCAATGCCCGTCTATCGAAACAAGCGTCACGCTTGCTCCTCCGTATGCGGCAAATGTGATTAGGCTTTTATGTCCACCCGCAACGCCGTTCCTGATTATGCCCGTGGCTGTAATCGTATGCGCGTTGGTGGTGGATGATGTGGAGGTGATAGTGATTCCGTCAGTTGTCGGGGCGGCTAATGTCAGCGCGCAAACTCCAGCCTTGGTAATGTTGACAATACCGGACGTAATCGTGATTGCGCCGTTAGCCGATGCCGTAGCGACTGGATAAGTAATCGCTGGTGCGGCGAGAGTTGGAGCGGTTCCGAATACTGCCGAGCCTGTTCCTGTTTCATCGCTGATTTCATCGGCAAAGTTTTCGCTGGTTCGCGGGCTTGTGTCAGATTCCGTGATTGAATACGTCAATTCTCCCTCGCTGGAAAGAATCTCGTATTGTCGCGGAGTCGGGAACGGCCCGATAACCGTAGTTGTCGAGGCGGCAATGTCGGCGGCGGCGTAAGTTGTCGCGCTGCCGCTTCGCGCCAACCTGCGGACGCTGCCGTTGCTGGCAGCGTCCGCGATGATGGTTAGGGTGTAGCCCGCTGGAAGTTGATTGCGCGGAGCTTGCATGGTCGTTGATTAACCAACGATGATTGCGAGATGTTCGGGTTTGATGACAGTGACACCCCAGCAAGCGGCAACCTCGTAGTGAACCATGCGGTCGCCGGGATACATGGAAAGCTCAAACGAGATTCCACTAACGGGGTCGGTGATAACTTGACGGTCAGTTGCCAAGTCGCCGGACACGCTTGCGGGAAGGCGAGTGGACAGGAGGATTGCATTGCGGCTAAAGGCCGTGTTGCGGGCGCTGGTTCCAAAGACGGTAATCGCCTTTGTTGCCGCGCTCATTGCAACGCGCAGGCCGGGTTCTGCCAGTGTGATTGTGCCGCCGTTGGAAACATCGGCGTCTCCGCTTGCGACCACGTATTTATTCGTGTCGCCAGCAAAGGTGATGATGTCGCCCGCTACGATGGTGCCAGTGCCAGCCGAGGCGAGCGTGAGAACGGTTGCGCCGACCGCGTAGCCTGCGTTGTCCGTAGTGGCGCTTGCTGCCGTGCCTTTCGTGGTCGTCTGAATCTGCGCGGATTCGCGGAGATTAAAGCCGAAAAGGTTGCCGAGCAAACCTTGGCGCAAGAGACTTCCGCCGTCTCCGGCTTCGTTCACTTTGTAAAGGTTGCTTGTCGAACGGAGCGCAACGCCAGCGGAGGTGTCAAAAACACTGGTGCGATCCGTGGAAGGCGCGCCGTTGTCGTCGAGAATCTTTTTGGCCTGCGCCCAATCAGTGAGAACGGGAGCCGTGCCAGCGGTTGCGCCGAAAGCGCGGGATGCGCCATTTTTAGCTGCAACTGCAATGTCAACTTCCATTTCATTAACGCAAGCGCGGATTGCTTGCGCGATCTGCTGCTCGTTGATGGAGAGATAGCCGGGGCCTGAATCCATCGCTTTGCGCTCTTCGTTCTGCCAAGAGAACGGGAAAGCGCGCTGCTTGGTGAGCGAGTGCGATTTGCTGCCAATGGTTTGATAGGCGGCAGTTGGGAACGCCATTGCGGGCGTAATGTCCTTGCCTGCCGAATTGACAGGGGCTTGCGGGATGTAGATCGTTTGACCAACGGCGAGCATTTCGGCGCTAGGGTCAAGTTGAACGGATGGGATGAAGCCAACCAGTTCACGCGACACAACATTAAGTGCGCGGTAAGCGGAAGGAATCAGGTTAGTAAGCGTATTAGGCATTTGAGTTAGTTATTTGAGAGTTGTGTGAGTAAGTGTGAACTGGATTGGTTAGTCTTTGATTCGCCCGCCCGCCGCGCAGTGCGCCGATTGTTCGGCGGGAGATAGAGCGGAGAACGCTGAACGCGAAAGCGTGTTGGCGTTGCTGGTTTCGGACGAAAAAGCGGTTGGTTTGGATTTGAACTCGTTTTCGAGCACCCATTCCTTGAACTCAGGAAGTGATTTGCCTTCCTCAATGTGAGTAAAGAGCGCGTCGTTAAGGTCAATGTGGCGAAGTGCGGAAATGTCTTTTGCCCACTTGCGGAGTTCAGCAACGCGGGTGCGTTCGCCAGTCACGGCGGCTGCTTTCACTTCCTCTGCGGTTGGTTCTGGCGCGGGAGTCTCAACGGGCGTTTCCGTAGGTGTTTCCACAACTTCGGGCGCGGGAGTTTCGACGGGTTCGGGTGTTTCCGCTGGCGGTTCTGCGACTTCGTTTTCCTTGGTCATGGACGGCTTATTGCAACTTACTTGCGTTAAGTCAATATCCTTTTTCACGCCGATGCTGATTTCTTTTAGTCCGCCCTTCGGCTCTTCGCTGCGCGAACGTCCAAGGCCAACCGTGGGATCGGCGGGAATGGTCACTAGCGAGGCTTCGTGAATCGCAAACTTGAATTTGTATGCTGGTATGCCGTCAATCTCTCCAATCTGCGTGCCATCGTCCGTGACCTCGTAGCCGATGGATGTGTCTTTCAAGATGCCTTCCTCAACGCGAGTCTTGTAGCTGGCAACGTCCGGCGCGTTTGACAACTTGGCATTGACATAGCAACGCCCGTTTTCAATCGAGGGCGAATCAATCAACCCGATTTGGATGTCGCGCTTGTGATTAAACAGCAAGGCCGCACCGTTACTAAGGCGGGACAAATCAATGCTGCCTTCGCTGTGGTCTAGCACCTCGTAATACTGTTCTCCGTCCGCCCAATTATAGCGGAGGTATGGAAGGTCGCTGCAAATGCTTAGGCGCAAAGTGCCATTGTCAACTTGTGACATTCCCTCGCGGAATAGTTGGTTTGGAATCTTGAGAGTTTTCATCGTGTTAGGAGTTTGGTTTCTTGCGTGAGTAATGGTTTCGGGATTGGCTGAAATTTAATCTTCTTCTTCTTCTTCTTCCATTTCTGGTTTTGGATTGGTTGCGGCTGCATCTTCATCGTCTAGTTCCTCGGCGGTTTGATTTACTTGCTCCATTGTGTCTGCGGTGGTAGCGCATGACATACCAAGGCTTTCCAGCATCATTTCTTCCTCTGCTAGTTGAATGATTGTGTCCTCAAAGTCGCCGCTCTCGCCGCATACGCCACTTTCAATGACGGCGGTGCGCGAAGTGAACTTGTTGGAAATTGCGGACGCTGCTGCGTTGACTTCTTTCATCGGGTCAACTCCCGGCCAGCGGCGGGCTTGGAAATGAGGCTTGTTGAACTTCTCAAACTTGGAGATTGGCAACTTCACGGCTTGCGTGATGAGTGCCATTTTCAGCCACTCTTCAAAAATGCGACGTTCTGCCATTTCAATGTCAAACTCTTGAAGCATCTGCCATGCGCCAGTTGTCGAAAGACGATCTAAACGCCCCGCGCTAAAATTGATCTCGGCGTAGTTTTGTCCAATGACGGGAAACGATGCGCCCGGCAATCCCGCACAGAACTCGCGCAGATTCTCATTGCGAAACGCCCCAAAGTTTTGATTTGGGTTGTTAGGGTTGTTGATGGTGGCCTTAATGCCGGGCGGCAATCCTATCATGCCGCCGGGGTTCATCTGCATTGCCAGTTGATTTAGGTCGCGAGGGTCTGGTTGTGCAACCGTAGTGCCATCCTCGCCGCCAAGCTCAGACTCGAAAAAGATATTTGAGCAAGCGCCGACGCGAGCGGATACAACTGCCGCCTCGGTGTATTTCTGTAACTGCCGTGCATTGCTCATAATAGCCGTCGCCCAAGGAACGGGACGGCTTACGTCTGAGTTGTTGTCGAACTTTGCGTAATGAATGATGTCATCGGCAAGGATGCGTTCGTGCGTATCTTTGCCGTTCGTTCCGTAAGACACTGGAACAACGCCCTGCCATTGATTGAACGATGGGCGACGGAAGTGATACGCAACCGGCACAAGTCCACTGGCGTCGTATTCAATGCCCATGCGGATTGTGTTGCCAGCGCCCGGCTTTCCTTCTGCAATCTTTTGGTTCAAACGCCAGTCACACCATTCCGTGTTGATGTGCTGAATCTTTATTCCGTATTTGTAGCTAGGGTCGCGGAGAAATCGGATGAAGTGATCGCCGTCGCGGGCGCAAGAACGCAAGCGCAACATCCGGCTTTCATTGTAGGATAGACGCCCCGTGATGGTGCAATTCTCTTTGCGCTGCCAGTCTAGCCATGCCCGCTCAATGTAACTGTTGGCGTAGATGTCTGGCGCTCCTGCTTTGATGGTCGCTTTGTCGCGCTTTTCTTCGTAATGTTTTAGGAACAATGGGCGCTCGCCTTTCTTGACAAGATGCTTATTCACGCGATCTCTGCGTTGCCAATGACCTTTGATTTTCTCTTTCTCTTCAACTGCATAAACTACGCGGTCTGATTCTTCTTGAATCTTCATGCGAAGGCGGATGCCTTGCGGCCCGTGGACATTTACTGCCATTTCATCGCTGTATGCTTGTAGATAGGGGTTTGTTTTCCACAAGTCGCGGGAGTAATTCAGCAAATCCAACTGATTCGCCAAAATATCCGACTCCATCGAGATATTGTTCACACTCCAATCGGGCGACAATTTTTTCAACTGTGCCATCAGCGCGGTATAATCACGCACAAGCGGCTTTTCCTGCGCTGCCGTCACTTTGACTTGTCGGGTTTTCGTTTTGACTGGCATATTATTGGAAGAATGGAGCTATTGAGCGCGTTTTGCCTTGCCCTCGCAGTCCCGCTTGCTCTGCTCGCTCGGCATCTAGCCTTGCTTTGAGGCGCGAGATAATGTCCACAAGGGACATTTGATTTTCCTTCGTGAAAGATTGCCCATTAAACGAAACGCTGCTGTTTTTGTTGGCCAACAATGAGAGAAGCGCGGTGTTTGCAGCGTCGTATTGCTGTTCAACCGTGGATTTTGTCAGCGTTGCGCCAAGG